TTCTCAATCCCGACGGCAACAAGATTGTGCGTCTGCTCCGTAAAGAGGCGTGCTACTGTCGCTTTGCCCCTGCCAACAAAGAGGGAAAGATTGATAAGGTGCTGTATGCTAATTGGCGTAACGCCATATCAAGCCGTGAGCAGATCGAAGTAATCGAACTGCTTGACTCGGCTTCTCCATTTGCAGACCTAAAGGCTCGGTTGAAGAACAAGACGAAGACACGAAAGTTTGCTGTGGTTTCGCGTGTGCCTACTCCCGATAGCACTTATTATCCCATTCCTTATTATGCTTCGCTATTCAAAGGGAAATGGTACAACATCAAGCTGCTTATCGGTTTGGCTAAAGAGGCGAAACTGAAAAATACCGCACCTATCAAATACCAGATTGAAATCTCCAATAAGTATTGGGAATCAATCTTCAAGGCAGAGGGCATCACTGACCGACGCAAACAGCAAGAAAGAATCGTGAAAGAGAAACAGCAAATTCTTGACTTCCTTACAGGTGCAGAGAATGCCGGTAAAGCGTGGTTCTCCACCTTCTATGTCAATCCTAACGGCGATGTGCAACACGATGTGGTAATCACCAAGATTGACGATGATAAGGAAGGTGGCGACTGGAGTACGGACATTCAAGAGGCTGTGAATATGTTCTGCTTTACTATGCGTGTGCATAGTAATCTTGTAGGCTCTGTGCCAGGCAAGTCGCAAACGAACAATTCAGGCTCGGATAAGCGTGAACTATATACTATTGCTCAGGCTCTGCAAAAGCCATATCACGATATTCTATTCGCCGTACATCGAATTATCATTCGCTTCAACGGTTGGAAAGGTGCTTATCCCGACTGTCCGTTTATTATGCTCTCCACACTTGATGAAAATCGTGATGCCAAATTAGTTACTAACTCTAATCCTAAGACCGATGACTCTGATAACAAATGATAACGCTCTACGGAAATACATTCCGAACGCTTTCTCTACCGTTAAGGGAGAAATGCCTTTATTTGATAAACTTGCTCCATGGTTAGCCACTTCGGAGCAATGGTTGACAGAGAAGATTTGTGGAGAGAGTATGCTTGCCAAAATCGTGGCTCTTGACGATATGAATGTCGTCAAAATGCTTGCTTCGCAAATCGTGGTGTCGGACGCTATGCGTCGTGCCATTCCGTCACTCGACTTGGTGCTTACACCTAACGGCTTCGGCATAGTGAGTAACACAAATGTTGCTCCGGCTTCTAAAGAACGAGTCGAACGACTCATCAAATCACTGCTTGACAATCGTGATAACTGCATAGAACAACTGCTCACACAACTTCGCTCTTTCCCCTCGTGGAAAGAGTCGGAACAATGCCGGTGGTTCACGGCTACGCTGTTTCCCAACCTTGACCTTGTTGCGTTATGTGGCATCACCGAACATCGCTGGGAGAAATACACCGAACTACGCTCAAAGGTCCTCGATATCGAAGACTCTCTCGCCGAAGAATATTTCTCTCACGAGTTAATGGCTGTTTTACGACATCAAGCCCTCGCTACATCTGCGAATGAAAGTTATGCTTGGATCGTCGCACGAATGAAACCACAAATTGTGGACTTCATTCACGACAAACCAATCAATCAACGAAAGATGATAGACATCGTCAATTTCATTCGTAACAATCCTGAAGAGTTTCCTGAGTGGCACAACTCCGACACGGCAAAACTATTTTCGCCACCTGTATTTGTAAACAAAAAAGAAAATAAAGGCTATTGGTTCTGATATTTTTTGCATAAATTCGCTATATATTCGGATAGAATTGCTGATTTTTTCTTTAATTTATTGCATAATATAATCTTTTTTCGGATATTTGCAATCATTTTATCATTTACATTAAACTAATGAAAAGTCGTTTTCATAAAATTGGATATGTTCTCACATGGTCTATTGGACTTTTATGTGCGTCTTTTCCATGGATTTTTGGAGAACTCTTTAATTGGGGGAGTGCCCCGTCTAATTTTGATTTTGTTAATGATTATGCAAAATCTTTCTCTATGTATACCAAGACTTATTCGTTTACGTTACTTCTTTTCTATATCGACTGTATCTATGGTGCATTGTATCGTTCAAACAAATCACAAGATGTGGTTGTTTTTCTTGTGTGTACTTTAGGAATTTTATTCTTTTTATTTTTTTCCTTGAGTTGTAATAAATATCCTGCTATTAATGCAATTTGTTTTATTATGTCATGGTTAATTCTTACTTTTTTAAAATATTATTGGACTGAAGAACGCAAATCCAAAGAACTCGAAGTTGAAATTGTAACTGAAAATTAAAAGAATTATGAATGATATACTTTATTTTATTATTATTACAAGTATAATTATTGTCCAATTAGTAATTTTATTTTCGTTTTCAATCAAAGTTGCGAAAGCTGGTAAGGTGAAAAATAATTTTCACTTCAGATTAAACTTTAGATTAGAATCTTTCCCCAAAACTTTTAAATGTGGTACTCAAACATTTTGCACATCTATGTTTAAAGTTTTCAAGGTAAAAGGAAATTCGATGAAAGATAATAAAATATATGATGGTCAATATGTTTTTGTCTTGCCTTTTTCTTCAGAACAAAAAGAATCAATTGTGACATTCCCAGTATTAGTTTTTAAAATTGTTAGATTTTGGAATATCTTTGATTGTAAGTTTAAATTGAGAAAATTTGTTAGTTATATAGATATAACTGATGCAGATTTTAGTTCTGTAAATTGGAGAGAATTCTATACTAAACATAAAGAAAGAATCAATGAATCAGTTTCAATTGAAGAGTTTATAACAGATTGCAATAATAAAGCATCTAAAATAAAGGACAATTGTCATAAATATATATTATCCGAAACATATGATGAAAAAGAACGTAGATATAGGTATTCCATACACTCTGTAGATTCCGTGTATGGAAGTGTGAAATTTGTAATCGCAGCTTAATTCTTGTCTTTTACGCATAGAGAATGTTACCGTACCTTCGTGGTATAGTAACATTCTTTTTTTATGGAAACAAAAACAATCAATCTCATTGTGCCTCGTGGTTGGCACGAACTCGATGATAATAAACTGCGATACCTTTTTGGGCTGCTCGCTGACGATTACACTTCGGCTGAAATTAGAACGCTGTGCCTATTTCGTTGGTCAGGGCTAAAGGTGTTGTATCGCCACAACTCAGATTTTGTTGTCTGTCTCGGAAGTGAGGAATTTACGCTGTCGGCAACACAGGTTGCTGACGCTATCGAAACCATGAAATGGCTCGATGAAATTCCTTCGTTCCCGGTCAGACTGTCGCACATCGGTAAGTTTACCGCTCTACAATCGGATTTCCTTTCTGTACCATTCGAGACATTTATCTTCTGCGACAACCTCTATCAAGGCTATCTGCATACGAAAGATGATTCTCTCATTGACGAAATGATTAAAGTACTTTATCCCGGTTGGCGAGAGGTTCGCACCCAAAAAGGGCTAACGCAGTGTGAGAGAATTGCAACATTTTACTGGTTCGCTTCGCTCAAGCAGTATTTTGCAAAGACATTTAATCATTTCTTTCAACAGACTGATAGCACGGACGGCAACTTGCTCGGCTCTGCAAAGAGCATTGGCGAGCAAGTGACCGAGGCGATGAACGCTCAAATCCGTGCCCTTACCAAAGGAGATATCACAAAAGAAAAAGAGGTGTTGGCTATGGACTGCTGGCGTGCGTTGACCGAACTGAACGCTCAGGCAAAAGAATATGACGAACTTAATCGAAAATACAATACGAAATAGATATGGAAAAGAATTTCAACTGGGACGCCGTAGGTTTCTTTGAAAACCTTACGGCTGAAAATCTGCTCGCTCAAAAGGAGCAATTCTCATTCTGCCGTGTCAGTGGTCTTGACGGATTCGAGGAGATGCTTGACAATATGCAGTCGGCGACGGCTTTTGTCGCTGTGTCGGACATCGCTCAGGGATTTACCGAACTGAATAACACTCCTCGCACCAGAAGAGTAAAGACCATATTCTTCGCTATGCGTCATAAAATTGACGACATGAACGCTCGGCAAGAATGTATGGAAATAATGCGTGAGCTGTTCCGGCAGTTTATGAGTAGGCTTATCCTTGAAAAGACCAAACTCGAACAAAACTGCATTTACCTTGACCCTCGCATATCGTTCAACGAGATTGATCGATATTTCTTTTCGGGCTGTGCTTGTTGCTACTTCCAAGTGGCTGTTGATGTGTTTACTGACCTTAGATTAAATGAATCGGAATGGGTTGAGAGGCTCAACTCCCAATAAAAGCATTTGCTATGGAAAACATTTCACAACAACAGGCACAACAAGAGCGTGAGAAATATGTGCTTGCTTTCAACGACACGATGCTGAAAATTTGGCAAGAACAAATTACACTGCTCGATGTCATAGACACTCGCAGTTTGCTCCGTTCGCCAATGGCTTTCCCGGTGCGTGCTGACGGCCGATTCTTTGAAGTCGGACTCTCGCAAGCATTCCTCGAATATGGTCTTTGGCAAGACTACGGCACAGGCAAAGAAACGCCACGAGGAAACTCCGGGGACATCGGTCGTGAAAAGAAACGCAAACGCCGACGCTGGTTCTCCAAGAAATACTATTCATCGGTGATGAACATTCGTGATTTCTTCGCCGATAACCTCGGTCGCGAGTTTCAAGGGATTATCGCCGATTCGTTTGACGACAAAAATTTTCGTGGAAAATATGGTTAATTTTTGTCTTTTCGCACTCGGCTTTGATACCATACTTTTGCATTGAATTTAATTCTTAAATACTATGATAGACATTACAAATCTCACTTCGCTTATTACTGCGTTCCGTAATGAAACGGAACAAGGAAGTATCTCTCCTGAAACGCTCGGCTCTTTACTTCAAGCAATCGCAAACTTGTTGTCTGCGGCTTCCACTGACCAAGAACAAATCAAGTTGACAAACATCTATGACAACTTGCTGAAAATGGGTAATTGCTTGACAAACCTCGCTCAAGGTGACGCTGATAGAAATAATGTGTTGGCTGATTATACCTTTTTCAATCCGATTTCGGGATTGCACTCGGCTCTAAGAAGCCAAATCCTTATCAAACAAGCCACCACCGAACGAGCAGGGGCAATGAGGGCTCAACAAGTGATTGACCTCAATGCCACAAAGAAAGGTGTGGCTACACTTGAAGAGGCTGTGGCAACGATTAACTCTCAGCTCGAAGAACTGAATGGCTATCTTGAATCTTTGGATAGCGTAGTTCAAGCCAATGCCGACAATCTCAGTTCACTGACCGATGATTTCAGTTCGTTCAACTCTCGGTTAGGATATGTGCCTTTTCATCAAGGCAATATCGTGATTGATGCTACAAGCATCACTTCGCCCATCACAAATTATTTGAAGTTTAATATGCCCGATGGTCATTATAATCTTATTCGTGGTGGGCAGCGTATCGGTCAGTTATACACCTATATGTATAACAACTTCCGGGTGTTTGATATCGTCGGGTTGTGCCATATCACCACCACTTCGTTCGTTTATCACGATAGATTTGACCACATTCTTGTGCGTTTATCTTCTAATGGGCTATTAGAGATAACCGGAAGCCTCGAATCTATCTATTTGCAAAACCAAATCAATCTCAAGCAAGACCAACTCGAAGCCGGAAGAGGTATTCAACTTGAGGGTAACAAGATTTCGGTGGACTTCGTTCCCGATACTATATACACGCTTGAATTTTCTGCTTCGGACGGTGTATTTTCCGGCTCTTTTGAAGAGCCCGAATACAACGCTTTGCGTCAAGCTATCATTGACGGCAAGACGATCGTCGTGCTGGGTGGGGTTACGCGTACCACGGCTGTCAGCACTGCTCTTGCCGACGATTACTTGATGATTCGCTACTGCGTGCCTCGTATTCAAAGCGATAACGCTACGGTTACGCTCAGCGTGTATGAACTCAAAGTGTCGGCTTCTTCGTACACAAGCAAATCTATCCACAAGGTTCTTTCTGCTGCATAAACAATCCTAAATTCTGTTATTATGAAACGCTCTCACAAAAAACTCACAATTCAACTCATTTGTGCTGTGGCAATGGTGGCTCTCGGTTGCTCGCTTCTCATTGCCGGGTTCATCGTGCCACCGCTCGGTGTCATCGACTCTTCTGTGCTTATCGCTTTCGGCGAAATCCTAACTTTCGTCGGTGCATTGTTCGGTATTGATTATCATTATAAAGTAAAAATGTAAACATTTAACCTTAAACATTAAACTATGCGAAGCATATCTAAAATTATTGTTCATTGTTCGGCTACACCTGAGGGTAAGAATTTCAGTGTATCTGAAATTCGTCGTTGGCATTTGCAACGAGGTTTCGCCGACATCGGTTATCACTTCGTGATTTATCTCGATGGTTCGGTGCATGTGGGACGACCACTTCATAAAAGTGGTGCCCACTGCAAAGGGCAAAACAAATACTCTATCGGTATATGTTATGTTGGGGGGCTTGCCTCTGACGGCAAAACCCCTAAGGACACTCGCACTGACACACAAAAGGCGTCGCTCGTGAAGCTCATTACCGAACTTCGGCAACAGTTTCCTAATGCCTCGGTGCATGGGCATCGTGAATTTGCCAACAAAGCGTGTCCCTGTTTCGATGCAAAAAAGGAGTATAAGGATTTATAATCTTTTCCGTTATGAGAAATCTTACAATCATCTTTTTGCTCGTGGCTCTCACGGCGTGCCACTCTAAAAAGAACATTGCAAGTTCGGTGTCGGCCGATGCCAACACTATCGCCACGACGGACATACGCGTGTGTACAAGCAAGTTGGACTCGGCTTTCTCCTCTATGGCAATAAAGTTGGACTCTTTTGATATTACAGCCGAACCTGTGTTGATAGCCCCTTGCCCCGATAGTGCCTCTAATTGCTCTGCTGTGATTGCCTATCGTTATCACTTCAAAGCAAATAGTGCCACTGTCAAGGGGAAAAAGAACGCAGTAAGTCGTGCCTATGCCGACACACTGCAACAAGATAGTGTAGCATCTAACTTTGTACACTCGTCGGCAAGTTCCGAACATCGTGATACGGTTTCGGTATATAAGCCTCCCGATACGACAGTCGTCTTAATAATCACAATCGTTATTGCGATTATTGTCGTGTTGATACTTTGGAAATTTCGTAAATAAATTCCCTCTATATCTCTGAATGTGTGTTAGGTGGATTGCTCGTGAGAGTAGTCCGCCTTTTTGTTTTGATTGGGCTTATGCTTTGGCTTGGCACTAACGAACGGCTGGGCTGTGCCACATACTTTAGGAGTGGCGTTCCCTTTGGGTTTGTTTGCCTACAATCATCAAGGCTTATGCCTCTGTTCCGTTACGCAGTGAAACCTACACAAGCTCCGGCTTCATTGCTCCTCTGCTTGACGGCATAGGCTCGCACGATTGCACTACATTCCGTAAATCAACCTTCGCTTCTCTTCGGCTTCATTACTCCTTTGCGTTTATCTCCTCACCACGCTTCGATAATTTTGTCACAAAACACTTACTCTTGCAGTACGGTTTTGCCTATTGCCTACGCTCGCCAAGCCTTTCGCATTGCCCTTGTTAAGCCCCTAAAGGGATAGAAATGGGCTATTGTTCTCGCTGAAACCACATCGTGCCTCGTGGTTTCGGCTCGCACAAAAGCGATTTTACCGCACATCGTGTTACATATAACGCTTTGAAATTTCAATTTTTTTCGCAGTAAAGGCGTAGGGCGGTCGGGGGGTCTTTACAGACAGTAGTTAAGGGCAAGCCCTTAACAATCCCATTAATTGGCTCGTATCGAGCCA